TCACGACTTTGAGGTCGGGATGAGTCAGACTAGGCGAGAGATCCTTCTGCAGAACCGCTTGTTGAAGGGCACTAACCCTGCCAGCCGTTCGCTCGTTTTGGGTGGCGTGGATAACGCTGTGGTTGCCGGTGCCCAAAACGCTGTGCTGGGTGGGAAAGATTCAAAAATAACTGATTCTGATTATTCAACGATTACAGGTGGCAACACAAACACTATCACTGGTTCTTTGGAATCAGGAATTGTTGGGGGAATAAGCTGCTCTATTAATGATGCGGCCGAATCTACAATAATGGCTTCTAGCACTACGACGATTAATGGTGCTAACTCTAGGGATGTTGTCGCTATCGGTTGCATTAGCAGCACTGTCGGCGCTCCTGGGGAAGCGTGGGGAGCGCGCAGAAGCCTGGTTCAAGGTTTTTACAATACTTTGGCAGCGACAGCAGATAGCTACGAAATTGTTTTGATGGCTAACACTTCTAGTGTGGACGATTCAAATTACGTAACAGTTTTGGGCGGGAGAGGTAACACTGTAACTGGCACTAATTCATCTGTGGTGCTAGCAGGAGAATTCAACACTGTCACTGACAGCCAGAGAAGCGCTATGATTTCCTCCCTTCAGAGTGAGCTTACTGACGCATACCGCTCGGCAATTATTGGCGGCTGGGACAACTCGATTGACAACTGTGTTTCATCAGCAGTTTTGGCGGGAGATCACAATACTAACAACAACGATTTTTCTGTCATGTTGGGCTGTGACACCCGCACATCTGTCGGCCAGTTTACAACGCACGTAGAAAATTTTAAAGCTTTCGGTGCCACCATTGATTTCGGGGCGCTTCCAACTTCTCCCACTCCATCAGGGCTACCTCCTTTGACGGCAGGGCAGTTGTGGGTTTCAGGCACTTCTCCAAACAAATATTTAAGAATGGCATAGGAGCAGGCATGCATTTAAGATCAGCAAAACTTGTAGACCCTAAAATGTTTAAACAGGCGTTTAAGGCTTCTCCAAAAGCAGCGTTCCAGTCTGTAATGACCGATGAATCGGGCAAACCGTCTGGACGTGAAGTGGCTGTGTACACGAATTCTGGTCCTGCAGGGGAAATAGTTGGGATCATGACGTGGAAAGACGCTCTAATAGTTTTGGCAGACGTGAAAAATTATTCGTTTTTAGAAGGTGAAGCCCTGAATGAAGAAGGTGAGCTGGCTCTCACAGTCGGGGAATCTAATAACAAAAAGACAGATCGGCTGCTGGCAAAGCGTGCAGATTTGCAAGCGAAGATTAACAAAATAGATGAACGGCTAGCGTGATGGACGCTGCGGGCTGGTGGGACATGGTTAAAGGTGAGCAGATGTCGCCGCTAGTAGGCCACGTTTTGACAAGTCTGGTGTTGTATGCGGAACAGTTGGAGGTTTCTCAACCTGAAAAGGATGAGGAAGAGTAATGGCTTCTAGGGAGGAGGTTGAGCAAGAGGTAGAGTTCCGCCGTTGCAAAGCAAACGTGTTCTATTTTTTAGAAACGTATTGGCACATTTCGACTCCTGGGGCTTCGCCGTTGTTTGAGTTGCGGGAGCCTCAGCGGATAGCTTTGGAAACGTGGGAAAGCGGCGAAAACACTATTTCGTTGAAAGCCCGCCAAATTGGCTGGTCGACTCTGTCTGCTGCTTACGCGTTTTGGATAGCGTTCTTCCACCCTGACCAAACGATTGTAATGCTTTCTCGTACCGAGAACTTTGCTAAGAAGCTGTTGCAGATGAGCAAGTATGGTTATGCCCGCATTCCTGATTGGATGAAAGAGCGTGGGCCTGCGGTTGAGAAACAGAATCTGCTTGAGCTTAATTTTCAGAACGGTTCTTCTATCGAGTCAATGGCTTCCCGTGAGAACGCTGCTCGTGGTATTACGGCTTCTTTGATTATTGCTGACGAGTGGGCGTTCTTTAACGATCCTGCTGAGGCTTGGACTGCTATCTATCCTGCGACTGAAGTTGGCGGGCAGATTATTGGCATCTCTACGGCTAACGGGTTTGGCAACTGGTTCCACAAGTTTTACAATTCTGCCAAGGCTGGAACCAACAATTTTAAGGCAATGTTTTTTCCTTGGAATTCCATTCCGTCTCGTGACGAGGCATGGTACCTGCAGCGCACGAAGGACATGGAACCTTGGCAGTTGTCGCAGGAATACCCGGCTACTGACGAAGAAGCATTTATAGCTTCGGGTAACCCGGCATTTGACACTGACATGTTGAAGTCTCGTATAGAGATTTTGCCGCCCGCTTTTGAAGGGATACTGGCAGAAGGGGACGACGGGGTTGCCACTCTTGTCCGGGTTCCTGAGCCGAACTTGAAAGTGTGGGAGAAACCGCAAGGCGGCATGCTGTATGTGGTAGGCGCTGACGTGGCTACTGGTGCAGAGGACGGCGACTACTCTACAGCCACTGTGATTAAAGCGAACACGGGCCAGGTTGTGGCTGTGTTCCGTGAACGTATTGTGCCTGAAGACTTTTCTGATTATTTGGCTAGGTTGGCGTTGTGGTACAACACGGCTTTGCTCGCTCCTGAACGGAACACGCATGGCCTAGTAGTAGTGAGAAAACTTACGTACGATTTGAAGTACCCGAATCTTTACATGCATGTGCGTGACAACATCAGGCAGTCTGTAACACGCAATGTGGGCTGGCACACAAACCAGGCTTCAAAAATGGTTTTAGTTGACGAGCTGGGGGCAGGGTTGCGTCGAGGAAAACTAATCTTGCATTGTGAAGACACGTTTACAGAGTTGCTTGCGTTCTCTCGCAAGACTCGTTCCGGCGGGAACACGGTGTATGAGGGGAAGCCTCATGATGATCTTGTTATTTCTTTGGGTATTGCCAATATGGCGTTGCAGCAGGTTTATGTCCCTGAGATAAAAGAAGAAGAGCCGGATGGGTTAACTATGGCTTTTTTTGAATCATTGGTAGACCGGGCGAAAGGTGCAACAAAAACGCCCTATACTGCTGGTTACAGAAAACCGCCGACTACACCGGACTTTGTGATTTATGCTTAACGAATACACACCGCATCATGCTATATGCAATGATTGCAATACGGTGTTTGAAGATTTGCACAAGCACGGGGTGTGTTTTGGTTGCAAAATATCTACTTTGACTTTTGATAAGGTGTCTTATCCCGCAGTTGGGATGGGCGAAAAAGAAATAGTGGAGGCTAACGCTGCTTCGGGTCGGAAGATTGTTAGGGCTTCTCAGACGGACCCAGACAAACAAGTAGATTCAAAGAAGATAATAAAACCAACTCTCTCTGACGAGACTAAACGACGGATTTATCAAACTCATGGACGCTAACGAACTTATTCCTGCGCCTTCTGGCCGTGTGCCAGTGAAGAGGCAGCAGAAACTGGCTGATTATCGGGCGGAGATTTCTGCGTCGCAACATCAGATGGAAGAAAAGAAGTATCACGAGAAGTGGCGTCGGTTCATACACATGTATGAAGCGAACCTTAATTATTCTACTGACCCTGCAGTTGACTCTATAGATGTGCCGATTGCGTTTGCAAACGTCAACATCCTGCGCTCTGCGCTGACGGTCAACCATCCCAAGTTTACGGCTTCGCCACGTAACCTGCAATCTCATTTGGCTGCGACTTTGTGCGAAGAGATCGTGAATTGGGAGTGGTATCACAACGACATCCAAGATGAGATCCGCAGGACTACAGACGACTTGCTGATAACTGGCAACGGTTTTATCAAGGTTGGGTATCAGCTTGACACGTATGGGAAGCGTTCGGATGTAGGCCAGCTTGCTTCTCCGGCCCCTATGGGTGGCATTGATTATGCGGCGTTTGAGCAGCCGGGTTACAACAAAGAGTTTGATAAAACTGTTGAAGGCGCTGCGCAAGTTTTGAATTCCAGGGCAGCTATGGGTTCGGATCTGCCCTCTCGTTCTGCAATGGCTAAGCAGTTGCGGGAGCAGGGTTCAATCATTGTTAAAGATGATTGTGTAGTCGAGCGGGTAAGCGTCTTTGACATGCTCGTTGATTCTACGGCTACGTCTATGAAGAACTTGCAGTGGATTGCGCAGCGTGTGCCGGTGCGTAGCGATGTGGCCCAGAACAACAAGAATTGGGCACCTCGGATTCGCAAGCAGTTGCGTGCTGGGCAGAAGTCTATCGCCGAGGATCCTGAAGATGAGGGCTTTAACGCTCGGTACAACTCGCCTAACTCTTCTATAAGCCAGGGGCGTCCTGGCGGAGAGAAGATTGAATGGGTGATTGTGTGGGAGTTTTACGATCTGCAAGAAGGGACTATGTGTGTCTTTGATGATAACATGGCTGACGATTTTCTTGTAGAGCCTCAGCCGATGCCGTTCAAGTTTGGCCACCCGTTTATCCATATTGGTAATTATTCTGTGCCTGACAAGTTCTGGCACATTGGCGATCTTGAACGCATTGAAACTCTCCAGATGGAGATTAACAAAACACATTCGGCTCTGGTGAACGACCGTAAAGGTTTTCAGCGCAAGTGGATGGTTCGTGAAGATTACTTGACTGACGCTGGCCCTAACTCGCTATCGGAAGTGTTGCGTTCTGAAGACGACAACTTGATCGCTTCGATCCCTATTAAGGGGCAGGGGGTCAGGATGGAAGACATTATTTCCAGAGTTCCTTCACCAGCGTTGGATCCGGCGTTGTACAGTGTGGGGTCTAAGCTGCAAAATCTCATGAATGAGGTGAGTGGCATTTCGGATTTCCAGCGTGGCAATTCTGGCGGCGGTAATACGGCTACTGAAGCAGCGATCATTAATGATGGCACTCTTGCTCGCATGAAAGAGAAGCAGGGCAAGCTTGAGCATCTGATGCGCGATGTGGCCCGCCGTCTTGTGCAACTTAAAATGCAGTACATGAAGTCTGAAAAGATGTTGCGCATTTCTTTGGGTGCCAACCCGCAGTCTGCCGAAAAGCTGCGTAATGCTGGTGTGGATTTGAAGGGAGCCAACTCGCAAGATCCGACTGAACTGTTTACGTCTTACACCGCCAAAGATATTCAAGGTGAGTATGACGTTATTGTGGAAGCAGGATCTTCTACGGCGTTTAATGAATCGCAGCGTCGCCGATCTATTCAAGAGATGCTGGCGACTGTCGGCCCGTTTTTGCAGATGGGCAAAATAGATGTTGACGCATTGTTGACTTATGTGTTGCGGTTTGGGTTTGGCATACCGAATGCTTCCGAGTTTATGGTCGGGACGGCCCCTGAGCCTGCGGGTCCGCAGGGCGGAATGGTAGAGCCTGGAGCGGGGCCTGGTGGGGGTTTGCCGCCTGATTTAATGGCCATGATGCAAGGCCAGGGTAGCCCTGCTGGGGTGCCGTCTGTGGCTGG